TCTTTATCACCAGCACAAAAGAAAAAAGTATTTGGTAATGGAACCAAATGGATGAATTTAGAGGTTATATATCCAAAAACGAGTAATATAATAGACTATGATGTTGCAGAAATTATATTTCACGGAACAATAGAATATGATAAATCAGGAAAACAAATAGGATATTCCAAAGAAGCAGCTCGTATGTTACAAGGTATGATATTACAAGTAAATCAAAATATACAAAAAAGATTCAAGATAGGTAGACCTAACTTTTTAAGAGTTCCAAAAGTTCAAAACTATGGTAAATTAAAAAATAGATTTTTAGGAAAACTAAATAAATTACAATCACAATATGCTTTGAAAGATTCAGACAGATTAGGTATGTATCACGAATCATTTTGGAAAGAGTATGTATTCAATGCAGGTAAACAATTTAAAGTAAATATTAAGCCAGACCAATTTGTTAAGTTGGTCAATCGTTGGGCATACTTTGATAAGTCTTACAAAATACCACAAATAAGAAAAGACTTCAAAGGTAATCCAGAATTTAACAAATGGGTATTAGATACAGACAAGAAAAATCATATTAAGATGTTCAAACAAAACATTAAACCATTTGAAATATTATTTTTTCAAGTAGGAGTAGAGATACTAAAAAACATACAAGGATTTTTAGCAGTATCTCCTGACAAAGCAACACAAAAAATTAGACAAGATGTTATCAGTGCTATGAAAGAATTACAGAAAGCTGATAACTTAAGTAAATTAGAAAAATTAAAAATACAAATAGAAAAATTAGAAGCTATCGGTGGATTAAATGCAATTGTCCCGAGTGAGGGTCTTGTGTTTAAGTATAAAGGTAATATTTACAAATTCACAGGAGCATTTGCACCAATCAATCAGATATTAGGTAGTTTAAGATTTTAAGGAGTTATAATGGCAAACAAATCAAAAGAAGCAGAAAGACAGAATAAAGCATTACAAGACATAATTAGTGGGAGAGAACACGAAAAGGATTATGTTCAAGTAGGATACGAGGGAAAACAACCAGAAAATCTTGGTGGTAAAACAAGAAAATCAGAATTGACTGATATTATGTCAAAAGTTAGAACACCTTGGTTTTGTCCTAAGTGTAAAAAAGCAATGAAGAAAAAACTTGATGATAAGTTTTGGAGAATGATGGGACATTGTTTTGACTGTCAAGTAGAGTATGAAAACAAATTAAAAATTAAAGGTGAGTTTAGAGAATACGCTTATCAGAAAATGTTAGAAAATCAAAAATCACAATTAAAAGATTTAGAACAAAGTATAGATGATTACGAAAAAACAGATGGTAAAAAAACTTGGTATAACAATGTTGGCGTAAATACACCAATGTTAGAAGAGGACAAGTGGGAAATGGGTAAAGAAAAATTTGATGAAACAATTCAAGAAGCAAGAGATTTCATACGAGAAAAAAGAGAAATCGTAGAAAAAGCAGAACAACAACTAACAGGAGCAAAATAATGGGAATCATTAATGCAATATTAAACTTATTCTTTGGTGGAAATAAAAAACAAGAAGTCAAAGAACTTGATAAAGCTATCAAAGTTAAAGACAATGAAGTTAAGGAACTTGAAAAAGAAGTAAAAGTTCTTGAATCAAAGAAAAAAGTTAATAAAAAAGAAGTAGCAAAGTTAAAAAGAAAAGTAACCACTACTAAAAAACAACTTGAGAAAGCTGGTGAAGCAGTAAAAGAAGACAATGCCGACGAAGCAGTAAAATTTCTTAAGAAGTTTTCAAAGTAGTATATATTTATATATATGAGATATATTATATACATATTATTAATTGGGGGATTATTCGCTCAAGATGTTGTTGAAACTAAAACCTATACCTTTACTGAGGAAGAAGTTTTAGGATTTACCAATACTATTAAGGAATTAGAACTAAAAGATAGTTTAAATGTTTCTTTGGTTGAGGATTTGGAATCACAATTACAACTCTTTGAGGAAAATTCAGTCATAGACTCTATGTTGATTGCGAATAAAACTAACCAAATTAATCTACTAAAAGACACTACAAAACTACTTGAACAAAAAGTAAAACTCGTTCAACCTAAATGGTATGAAAACAAATGGTTATACTTTACATTCGGAGTAGCTTTGACTGCTACTTCAGTTAAATTAGCAGGTCAGATAGTAGACTAATGGCAGAACAAATAAAAGAAGTAATCAAACAGCAATATATTAAATGTGCTACTGACCCAGCATATTTTATGAAAAAATATTGTATGATACAACACCCGATACAAGGAAAAATACCTTTTGAATTGTATGACTTTCAGGAAAAGTCGGTTAATGAATTCAAAGACAATAGGTTTAACATTATTTTAAAAGCTCGTCAGTTAGGTATATCAACTTTAACAGCTGGTTATGCTTTGTGGTTAATGACTTTCCACCAAGATAAAAATGTTTTGGTAATTGCAACAAAACAAGAAGTAGCAAAAAACTTAGTAACGAAAGTTCGTGTTATGCACGCAAATTTACCGAGTTGGTTGAAACAAAAATGTGTTGAGGACAATAAATTAAACTTACGATATATGAATGGTTCACAGATTAAAGCAGTATCAAGTGGTCCAGAAGCAGCTCGTTCTGAGGCACTATCATTACTGATATTAGACGAGGCAGCATTTATCGATAAGATTGACGAAATTTGGACAGCATCTCAATCCACATTGACTACTGGTGGTAGTTGTATTGCGTTATCAACACCTAATGGTGTGGGTAATTGGTTTCACAAAACTTGGATAGAAGCTGAAGAAGCAACGGGATTATTTAATCCAATCAAACTACATTGGACGGTCCACCCAGATAGAAATGAGGATTGGAGAAAAGAACAAGATACACTACTTGGTCCAAGTTCAGCAGCTCAAGAGTGTGATTGTGACTTCTTAACTTCTGGAACTGGTGTAATCGACCCAGTCATTTTGGAAAAAATGAGAAAAAATTTATGCACAGAACCAGTAGAAAAAAGAGGTATTGATGCAAATATGTGGGTTTGGGAACAACCAAACTACAATAAAGATTATATTGTATGTGCTGATGTTGGTCGTGGAGATAGTGCAGACTATTCTGCATTTCACATTATTGAATTAGAAACCTTAACACAAGTGGCAGAATATAAAGGTCGTATCAATACCAAAGATTTTGGTAATATGTTGGTTAGTGTAGCAACAGAATATAATGACGCTTTACTAATCGTAGAAAACAACAATATTGGTTGGGCAACAATCCAACAGATAATCGATAGAGATTATCCTAATTTATTTTATACAAGTAAAGACTTACAATATGTTGATGTACAACATCAAGTAACGAATAAACATTATCGTGAAGAAAAGAAAATGGTAGCTGGTTTTTCAACGACTTCTAAGACCAGACCACTAATTATTAGTAAGTTAGAAGAATTTTTTAGAGAGGAAAGTGTAGTGGTTCGTAGTAATCGTTTGATTGATGAACTACTGACTTTTGTCTATATAAATAATAGAGCAGAAGCGATGACCGGATACAATGATGATTTGGTTATGTCGTTTGCTATTGGACTTTGGGTTCGTGATACCGCATTAAGACTACGAACACAAGGTGTGGAATTAACTAAGAAAACCCTATCCAAAATGATGGATAATGAGGGTTTATATACCCAAGACGATATACAACGAAATGATAGTTGGGATTGGGAAACAGGAAAAGAAAAAGAGTCGTTAGAATGGCTCTTATAAAGTGAGGTAAAAAATGGCGGATACAACATTATTTGGGAGACTACGAAGATTATTTTCAACAAATGTAATCGTTCGTAATGTCGGTGGTAAAAAATTAAAGATTGCCGATACAGACCAAGTTCAGAAACAGGTTAAATCACATTTAGTTGATAGATACTCTAAACTACATACTAATTTAGATTTAGTCGGAACAGGTTATTCAACCGTACATCAAATAATGGCAGCAAGATTAGCATTATTTAAAGATTATGAAAGTATGGATTCAGACCCAGTCATTTCATCAGCGTTGGACATTTATTCTGACGAGTCCACAATGAAAGGTGAGTATGGAGATGTAGTTAAAATTCATTCAGACAACAACAATATAAAAGAAATTTTAAATAATTTATTTTATGATATTATGAATATTGAGTTTAACCTATGGCCTTGGGTTCGTAATATGGTTAAGTATGGGGACTTCTTTTTACACTTAGATATTAATGAAAAGTATGGTATTACAAATGTAGTTCCACTTTCACCTTATGAAGTTATTAGAGCAGAGGGAGAGGACCCAGAAAATCCTTACTATACTAAGTTCTACTTAGAAAGTATCGAGGGAGCACACCCATATTTCGGTCAAAAGCCAAGTGG